TTAGTAACAAACTTTAATTTTTTCAATTTCTGCTCTCAGGGCATCTATGTCACGGTGCCCGTATACCTTATTTGTTACGTCCGTGAAAGCATGGCCCAGCATTCTCTTGCGATCATTCTCGCGGACACCGGAGTCCTCACAGAGCTTGGAAAAAGTGTGCCGACAGTCGTGCGGAGTGTGCGGTGGGTCCTGCACCATATCAAACTGCTCCATGAGTGCTGCCATCTCTTTGCGAAAAGCATCTGGCGTCATAGGTAGAAGCTGATCGTATTGCGCCAGCCTTTGCTTCACCAGAGGAAGAATTGAAGAATGGATGGGCACTATTTTATTCTTGGAGGCGGGTGTCTTTATGCCGCCTTTGAAATAGTTATCCTGTAAGTAAATTTTTACCACGTTCAGTTCTCCAATCCTCAGACCAGAATAGCAGAGGATCAGAAGCGTTATGGCTGTATCATTTTCTTTGGCCTGCCAGAATTTTTTTAGCTCTTGCTCTGTAAACGGTACTCCATGCACATCATCATTTGCGATATTTACACGGAGGGGAAGAGCAGGATTTTCCGGAACATATTTCTTATCTTTGGCATAAGCCCCCATCTGTTTCTGCAGGCTTACCATTCGCTCGATGGAGGCGTGCTTTAATTTTGAATTATCTATTATGTCCTGCATCTCCTCAAAGTTAATGCTTGAATAGATTTTTCCATGCAAAGAAGCAAAATTCTGGAATGATGCACGTACACCTCTCAGGGTGGATTCTGCATATTCTTTTTTCCCACAGTATTTCCAATTGTAGAACTGGTGATAGACTTCATCGAATGTAGGTCCTTTGTCAGATTCCTTTTCTTCTGTCTTTATGGTCCGGTTGTAATCAGCCAGAATCTGTTTGGCAAGATCATTCAAGTCACCGCCGTCATGCTTTAGCTTTTTAAGGTCCTTTTCCATTCCCGGGGTATATGTTCCAGCTTTGTACGCGGTCAGGACAGCGAATCCTACATACCAGTCATCAACATAACACAGGGCTTTTGGAGTGCATGGTATCCCTGTTTCAGAAAATTCGGTCGTTGGTGGGTGGACAGCATAGGGATTCCGGCGGTTTTTGCCTAAATATTTTATGCTGCCGTATCCGTTTGGGAGTTTTGGTCTTTTCTTTTTCTTTGGCATATGTACATCTCCTTTTTAAATTTGGGTATAAAAAAGACAGCCTGTCTCTTGCAGACCGTCACCGAAGATGATACAATATATTTGGTATTAACTGCATATCTTCGGATATGTTAAGCCGTTCCTGTTGGCGCAGGGGCGGTTTTTATATTTTTATAGATATCGTTTTACAGATTCTATAAGTTGATTCTTAAATTTATACAGGTCATTTAGTGAATCAATATAAAACTTCTGAAATTTTTTGTTTTCATCTGGTATGAATAGCTGTTTATTTTTTTTATCTAAATTTATTCGGCATATTGGTTTACGATTATTGTCCTTATAGAGTATTCCAAAATAACTCTCAGTATCACGATGAACAATATCTTCTACAGGTACAACCTCAGCAAGCATCCCTCTGATAATATAAAATGATTCAATTTCTTCTTCCGTAGTTACAATTTTAGAGGTCGTAGTGGTTGCATTGAGGTCTTCCTCTTCTTTATTTTCAGGTTCACTGGTAAGGGCAGAAGATATTTTATTATTAACTATCTCATTTACAAAGGAAGAAAAGGACTTTTTTACTACAGGTGTAAATTTATCTATTACTCGTTGATTTTTTTGCCCTTCATAGATATTAGTTAATACAAATCTTACAAAGTCTTCCGAAGGTGCATCATACTCTGAGGACAAAACATTTTTTATTAAAGAACTATATTTCAATTCCTCAGCAGTGCTGAAAATTTTCTCTTTATCAAAATTTTCCTTGCAAAACTTTTTTAATTCATTTATTGAGGTGTCTTTTAGGTTTAACATATCTATTTCTAAAAAGGGGACCATATCCATTTTATTAGATTCTTCTAGGTCAGTATAAAACCTATAAATCAGTCCGTTTGTGAGTATTCCAAATTTTGCTGGAGTTGTTCCGAAATATCTGAATAGTTGCGAAGAATGCTTGTCGAGTTGCTCTGAACAACTTTTGCACTCAATCAAAATATTAGGTGCTCCATTTTCCAATATTGCATAGTCGACTTTTTCCCCCTTCTTAATCCCAACATCTGCTGTATATTCCGGACAAAATTCTAAAGGGTTAAATACATCGTAACCTAACATTTGAAACATCGGTACAATTAAGGACATCTTTGTAGCTTCTTCTGTTGAAATTGTATCTTTAAGCGCAGATACTCTTTCAGAAAATTGTTTGACTAAATCATTAAAATCCATATGTATTCCTCTCTTCCTTTTTTCTGAGAAAACACCACATTTATGTTAAGCCATCCGGCCTAGCATCATTATAACTTCTAACAATCACCGTAAAGCCACTTGTTTTCCAAATGCCTAAATAATCCCATATCTATATTGTGCAGAGGGGGGTCATGATAATGATAATGCACAACAGGTTCCGGGACCATACAATGCGCGCAATGATCGGAATGTGAATTATAGAGTGTAGCTCCACAAAAATCACACTCCTTAATACTCCAGACAAAAGCATCCTGATCAGCATCATAGAACTGGGCATACATAAATTTATCTAAATATGTCATTTTATATTTAATTACATGTTTATGCCATCTGTGATAGTCATCAAAAGCAATCGTTGCAGCATCATTAGATATCTCAAATACTTTCGATACACTCTCGGGATCTTTGCATTTTGAGTAATATATTGCCATTCGCGGGGCCAGTATGTGACTGGCAAAGGCATTGGCCTCTTGTTCGTTTAGATCAGATTCTCCCACATGACCCATTATATGATGTCCGAGTTCATGCATTAAGGAAAAACGGATGCGGCCATTTGGATTATGTGAATTGTAGGCGATAATCTTATTTATACCATCTCTGAAAGCATCTTCAGAACAGGCTAAGCATATATCATATAACTTTTGGTTTTTTTTCCATAATTCATCATAAGTAAATATTCTATATCCATAATGTTCAAGTAAGGCCATGCAATCTATCGGAAAAGAGGTTACATGGCATTCTTTATAGACTTTGATTGTAGCTTTAATAATCTCTGTAATATCCAAATAAATCAACCTCGTTAATTAATTTATTTCGGACAAGAGTTTGATTAATTCCATTTTTTGTTCTGTAGTCATCTTTTTTCCGTTGCGAGCTATTAACTTTTTAGTATCCTCGTAAGTTGGTTCAATGGTACGTTTCTGATGTACATCGTCGAAATCATCTAAAGTACATCCTAATACTCTGGCTATAGCTTTTAGGGTTTCCAATTTGGGATCTTTTGTAACACCTGATAATATTTTATCAAGAGTCCCTTTAGGAACACCAGATTTTTCAGCTAATTCAGCAGTTGTCATACCAAGCCTTCTTTTATACTCTTCAATCTTTTCCAATCCCATGTTCCAATCCTCCTTATATAAAGAATATAGCACCGTTGACGGATAGGGTCAAGAAATATATTTCCGTCAAATGTTACAAATTAGTATTTAACGGAAATAATATGTTCAAAAAGTATTGACAATAGTAATTAACGGCTATACAATACATGTGTAATAACCGTTGAAGGCGAAAGGAGGTAAAACAATGTATAGAGTTTTAAAAGGCGAGATGGTGAAGAATGGCATTACGGTTCGAGAGCTCGCCTTAAAAATCGGAATAACTGAAAGAGGTCTTAGGAACAAAATCAATGGAAAAACATCCTTTTCATGGGATGAGGTTCTAAAAATTAAAACAGAAGCTTTTCCAGATGCTTTGTTGGAAGAACTATTTCAAAAAGATGAAAACAACAAAAAACAAACACTTGTTCGATAAAACCAATATACCACTGTTACCTACAGCAGTCAATTGGATTTTATTGTAACACAAGATGTGTCCTATAAAACGGACTTTGTGTAAGATGGTAAAAAATACCGATAGGAGGTGGAATAGGGCGTGAGTAACGAAGAGGTTTTAAATCTGATTGTCGAGTATATAAAAGGGCATGGATATCCGCCAACGATTGAGGAAATAGGGAAAATGGCTGGATTTCGAAGCAAAGCTACGACTTGGAATCGGATACAGAAGATGTTGAAAGATGGGGTGATTGAATCTGACTGCAAAGGAAGTGCAAGGGCAATACGTGTTCCGGGATATGAGTTTGTGAAGACAATATCAGCTGAAGAGTAGAAGGAGGTGGAGAGAAGGATGTACGACATATTAAATGCGAGTCAGGCTGCTAAAGTAATTGGATGCGGCCGACAAGAAGTAGTAGAAAAAGGAAAAAGGGAAATTTGGAAGTTCGTAAAGATAATCCCGCCAACAAATTCAGAGGGGAATAACAGCTATGAAATCAACAAGCGGGATCTGGCAAATTATCTGAAAATACCATATGAAGAGATAGATATTAGACTCAGAAGGAGGAATGAAATTGAAGATTATACAGAGAAGAAAGCCCAGACCGCGTGACCGTCCTGTAACATGCCGTCAGTACAGGCGATTTAGTTACTGCATGGAAGCAAGCCGGATGTACCCCTGTCAAGAGTTTGAGCGTTGGGGGCAAAAGCAGATGTCGGATCGGGAGCTTATGGTCGCGCTGGTAGAAACAATTTTAATCGGTGTAGCGATGGCCGCGGTATATATCCGTGTGGCATGAGGAGGATATGAAGATGGGAATCAGGGAAAAAGCTGATCATTTTGCAGAGCAGCATCGGAAAGCATTTGAGAACTGGGAACACGGTGGCATTAAAGACGCGTGGCGGGATCAGGATGGAAACATCTGCATCGCCTATGAGGACGGCCGCTGGTGGCGGTACCGTGAGAAGGCTGGAGGTGTGATTGAATGGTGGTAAAAAAAGAGCGCATAAGGCGGGCACCTATATGCACTCAGGCAAATATACAATTTCATTATAATTACGGAAAGGAATTTAGTCAATGAAAATAAAGAAAATTAGGATCAAGAACATGTATGGAATTACAGAGTATGAGGGGGATGGAAAGAGCATTGAGCTTGACGGCACGAATGGGGCTGGCAAGAGTTCTGTAATTGATGCCATAAGGTATGCCCTCACAAATAAATCAGACCGCAAATACATAGTCAGGAACGGGGAGACAGAAGGTGAAATCCTGATTGAGACTGACAATGGCCTGCGGATCAACCGGAAGGCGCGGACGAATCAGGTTGATTATAAGAGCGTCAAGAAGGATGGAAGGGAAGTTGGAAGCCCTGAATCGTTCCTGAAAGATATATTCTCTCCACTGCAGCTATCTCCTGTTGAGTTTATGGAAAAGTCTGAGAAGGAACAGAATGCAATTATTCTGGATATGATCCAGTATGATTGGAACCTACAGACAATCCGTGAATGGTTCGGCGAGATTCCCGACTGGGTATCATACGATCAGAATATCTTGCAAGTGCTCAATGACATCCAGTCAGAGAAAGGGGCATATTTCCAGAACCGGCAGGATGTCAACAGGGATATCAGAAACAAGAGGTCGTTTATAGAGGACATTGCGGACTCCATCCCGGCGGGGTATGAAGCCGAAAAGTGGGAAAACATGAACCTCAGTGAGCTCTACATGAAGATAGAGAAGATCCGTAAAGAGAATGAAGAAATCCAGAAGGCAAAACAAGTGATCGAGTCTCGTGACAATAAAGTGCGTAAATATGAAGCTGACCGTGAGATTGCTCTGGCAGCACTTGATCGAGAATTGTCTGCTGAAAAGGAACGGCTTGTTAAAGATAATGAGCAGTTACAGGCCCAGCTAAAAGCCAATCAGGAGAAACTAAACGGAATGGCAGAGCGTAAGCAGGATAAGACAGCCGTAATCAATAAAACATATGAGTCCGAGGTTGCCAAATATAATGCTATGGTCGATGAGTACAAGGAAATTTCGGACAAGGAGATACAGGATTATAGCAAGCTTCAGGAAGAAGCGGAACACGCCGAGGAAATGAAATCCCATTTGAAGGAATACGAACGCATGATTTCCCTTCAGACAGACGTGGAAAACTTACGGCAGGAGTCAGAGGACCTCACAAATAAGATTGAGAAGGCCCGTACCCTTCCGGGAGAGATTTTGGAAACAGCCGTGATACCTATTGCCGGGCTTACAGTAAAGAATGGGATACCGCTCATCAATGGTCTTCCAATCAGCAACCTTTCCGATGGAGAGAAACTTGACCTGTGCATTGATGTGGCTATCCAGAAGCCAAATGGATTACAAATTATCCTTATAGATGGTGTGGAGAAACTGTCTACTAAAATGCGGAATGAACTGTATCAGAAGTGTAAAGACAGGGGCTTGCAGTTTATTGCTACACGCACCACGGATGATGAAGACTTAACGGTGATTGAATTATAGGAGGAAGATATGGATAACGAAATTGCAGTACAGGAAAAAGCACATGAGCTGGTGAAAGAAGGGGTATTTTCGAGTATCCAGAATTTTAAAGAAATCTATGATATTGGGAAAATGTTCGCATCATCTACGCTTGTACCACAGGCATATCAGGGAAAGCCGATGGACTGCACAATTGCTGTGGATATGGCAAACCGTATGGGAGTAAGCCCCATGATGGTAATGCAGAATCTATATGTAGTGAAAGGGAAACCTTCGTGGAGCGGTCAGGCGTGCATGTCGTTGATTAATGGGAGCGGGAAATTTAATCATATCCATCACGTATATACCGGAGAACGTAATACAGATACCCGCGGATGTTACGTTGAAGCTGTCAGGATTGAAGACGGAGAAACTGTGAGAGGTGTCGAAGTCACAATGGAGATGGCAAAAGCAGAAGGATGGACAAGCAATAAAAAATGGCAGAGTATGCCGGAATTAATGCTGGCGTATAGGGCATCCGCATATTTTGCAAGGGTGCATATACCAAATGCGCTTATGGGAGTTTCTGTGGAGGGCGAAGCAGAAGATATTACAAAATCAGACCGTATTGAGACAACAGACCCATTTGCTCAACAGCCAGTAATTAACGAGGAGACATTAAAAGAAGCGGAGGAAATTTTTGAATGATATTAACCAGTGAAAACTATTACATGCAGGAAGCCAATCGGGAATATCTTTCTGTCAGCCAGTATAAGGACTTCTGCGGCACGTTGGGGAAACCACCGTGTGAAGAACTTGCCCTTGCAAAGCTGAACGGTGAGTGGGAAGAGGAAATGACAACCCCGCTTTTGATAGGGTCTTATGTGGATTCTCACTTTGAGGGAACACTTGACCTGTTCCGTGCACAGCATCCAGAAATATACACGAAGCAGGGCAGTTTAAAAACTGACTATAAGAAAGCTGATGAAATTATAAACCGTATAGAAAAAGATGAACTGTTTATGAAGTATATGTCTGGAAAGAAGCAGGTTATCATGACTGCTGATATGTTTGGAGTGCCTTGGAAGATTAAAATGGACAGCTACATAGAAGATATCTGCATTGTAGACCTGAAAGTTATGAAGTCTCTTCGTGAATCACATTATGTGAGGGACTACGGACTTATGGACTTTATCCGCTACTGGGGATATGACATTCAGGCGGCAGTATATCAGAAAATAGTGGAGATAAACACTGGCAAGCAGCTTCCGTTTTACATAGCTGCGGCATCAAAGGAAAAAGAAACTGATATTGAAATAATCCAAATCCCTCAGGAATGGATGGACGACCGGCTGATGGAAGTCCAGAAGAACGTACCGAAGATTGTTGCCCTGAAAAATGGTGAGATATGCCCTATTAGGTGCGAGGTATGTGACTACTGCAAACGATCAAAGGTGCTTACTGGCGCCATCTGGCCGGACAATCTGCTGGGAGAAATATAAATGAAAAAATCAGACACTATCGTAACGGAATATGTAGATTTCTGCCTGTTTTGTGGCAGACCTTATAACATTGAGGGACACCATCTTATATGTGGCGGGGCAAAGCGGAGTAATGGCACTAAAGATAAATTACTCATACCGGTATGCCCTGAATGCCACCGAAAGATACATGGTAATGGACTGAGTATGAAACTATCCAAAATGTTAGGACAGGCAGTATATGAGCAGACGCATACACGGGAGGAGTTCAGGGAGAGATATGGACAATCATACTTTTGAGATCCGCGGCAGATTTTACAAGGGTCATTGCTTTCCGGGGCTGAATGAATACATACAAGCAATAGGGGCAAATCCCAAAAAAGGAAACCGCATGAAGCAGGATTATCAAATGATAGCCTGTAATGCAATCAGGCTGGGCTTAAAGAGATTCAAAACGCATGGCCCCATTATCCTGCATTACACATTCAAAGAGCCAGAAAAAGGAAATAAACGGGACAGGATGAATGTGTTCAGTTTTGCAGACAAAGTGATAGAAGACGCGCTTCAGAAGTGCGGAGTGATCGAGAATGATGATCCGGCACATGTGCTGAATACCACCCATGATTTCTCCTACACAAAAGGAGAACCGGCAATCATTGTTTCGATAGAGGAGATAACAGGATAAGTCTTGTTATAGTAACCCGTCTAAGGCACCTGCGGGTACGTCACGGTAATCGTAGGCCATTTCATTACTTCCCGGCGGATGGCCGGGAGGGGAAAGGAGGACGGAAGAATCCCAATGGAAGGATGGATAAAGGTACATAGAAACATCATGGAACATTGGTTGTGGCAGGAAAAAGTATATTCCAGACTTCAGGCATGGTTAGAAATGATAATGCTTGCAAACCATACAGGGAACAAGGTTAGAATTGGGAATGATTTGGTTTATGTTGAACGTGGTAGTTTTATTACATCGGATTTGAAACTCGCTGCCCGCTGGGGGTGGAGTAAAACAAAGGTAAGAGCGTTTTTATCTATGTTGGAAAATGACAATATGATTGAGAAAAAAACAGACCGGAAAAAAACCACTATAACCATTGTAAACTACGGCATTTATCAGGAATCAAAAACCACAGAAAAACCTCAAAAAGACCACGAAGAAACCATAAAAGAACTACAAAAAAACACAAACAAGAATGTAAAGAATGATAAGAATGAAAAGAAGGTAAATAATACTGTGCGGTTTACACCGCCGGACATTGATATGGTCCGTGACTACTGTATAGAACGTAACAACAGTGTTGACCCTCAGGCATTCATTGATTTTTATTCTGCCAAAGGTTGGATGATTGGCAAAAACAAAATGAAGGACTGGAAAGCCGCGGTGAGGACTTGGGAGAGAAATAATAAAAAAGCAGGAGCTTCCCGTGCATCGGGTACAGACAGGGTTAGTGAGGTGGATAACTGGTGACTAGAGAAGAGTTTAAAAATATTGTAAAGGCGATACGTGGGACATACTCTAACAGTCCAATAAGCTCCCAACAGATATTTGACCTTTGGTATGAGATGCTGAATGACATGGACTACGAAATGGTATCCAATAATTTGCATAAGCACATACGGACAAATAAGTTTGCCCCTACGGTGGCAGAACTCAGAGGTGTTGCGGATTCTAAGGATTTTAATAATTTCAAACGGCGGCCGTACAATATGGATTTGCTGGAACGGCAGCTCTTAGAGGCAGACAGGGAAATGATACCGGAGCTTAAAGATAATGGCTATCAGATTTCAGGAGGAGATAATAATGGTTGTTAAAAATAAAAATAGAACAGAGGCAGATGTACGGAAAAACGGTATATTTGGGACTGTAATGCAATACGAGATGTTCTGCGTATACTGGCAGCATCTATGCACCAGATTGAATAAAAATTCAATTAACAGGGCACAGAAATGCGAGAAAGAAGGTTATTAAATGATATACATTTGTAACAATACAAGCAAGATAGATAAGCTCTGGGGGAGGTTTATAAAACACTTGCTCCAGATGCAGGGTGAAGGGATCACCGTAGAATACGTCAGAAAAGGCGAAGTCATCCTGAATGGAAAACAGTATAAGCCATTTTACAGGGAAAACACTATGAGCTACGACCCCATAGGATGGACATATGAGGACGGTCAGCCATATATAGTTTTTACGGGATACGATATTAAGCCGCTTATTGATTATTTGTTAAAAGGAGGAGTTTAAAAATGGCAATGACAGCGGATATAAAGATGCAGATAGAGGCTATAAAAAATCAATCAAGGATAAAGGTTATAGATTATGGTGACACAGTACTTCTCACTGATGGGTGGAAGGGGCCATACATAAAAAAGGATAAATTAATCATTGATCTGGACAAGATAAATCATCCAGAGGGAGGGGAAACATACGATCCCAATAAACTTAAGCTTATAAAACTTAAGAGAACGAATCATCTTTTGATAACGGGAAATAGGATTGCAATCAGATTTGATACGGAAGATGGGGAACATATCTGGACCAGAAATGACTGGATGAAAGAGTACGGAAATGCATTCGGATACGCAACTGAAGAGACAAAAACTTCCGTTATACCAATAGGCATAAATGGTGATCCACTGGGTATTGTGCTGTGTATGCGTATTACTGATAATGATTAGCATTTATGGAGGAGCAGGATGCATAAAATAAAAGGCGTATTTTGCCTTAACAGTAAGTGTAAACATTACTTTGAGGATAGCTGCATGTTGATACAGGAGACTGGAACTGTGAATATATCAAAGACCGGAAAATGCGAAGACTTTGTTGCAGGCGAATACATTGGATATGCTGACCGATCGGATCTTACATCTGTAGCTATAGATCCAGAGACACTAGAGGTTGTTTTTATAGATTAACATTTTGAGGTGAATATATGAGGGTAATTAGAACAAAGGATAGTACAGAAAATCTATGTGATGCTTGTCAGCGCAGTGAAGAGATTCCGTTATGTGTATCAGATAATATTGAGTTTGGGAATGGTTTCGGAAATGACAATGTTATTGGTTGTAGTAATTGCTTATGCAAATACAGCGATACCATATATCCGGGCGAAATAGCAACAAAAAATTAACATTTGATGTAGATGTACATTGACAATTTCATAGGTCAGTAGAAACCACGTACAACGTGGAAAAATGTTGACAAAACCACATGTGACGTGGTATCATTATAATTGTAAAGAGGATAACATTTATTTATAATTAGGAGGATACCATGAATTTTAAATTATTTTCAGAATTATACGATGAAGCAAAAAAATGTGAGAATGTTGATAGTTTCATTGATAACAGAGAAAATATGTCTGAGTTAAAAAACATGCAAATTGATAATGCGGTTTTACTACTACGCTTTATCTATGAGGTGGCCCATATGGGGATCAAAGATATCAGGGAGTATTTAGGACTGCCGCGTCCAAATTTTTGTGAACGCTACGAAATAAAGTTAAGAACCCTTGAAGATTGGGAGTATGGAAAAAATCCTGTCCCACAACATTTAACTAAATTGCTCTCGTACACACTCGTGGAAGATTTTATGAGTTAATAGTGATAAAAAGATCTACTGACCTAATGATGGTTGGTAGATTTTTTTTATTTAAAATTAGCATTTACTGAAAGAAGGTATACTGTGAAAGATTCTATAAAGAATGTATTAATTAACTTGATTCAGGAGGCAAAAAGAGATCAGGAGCGTGCGAATAAATCTGCAGAATTGGTTTTTAATACAATAAACGATATATTTAATAACCCGGATTTGCAAAAAATTCCTACAGGAGCCGAAAATGCCGAAAATTTAGAAGAGGCTATCGCGTGTTATATACAATATGGTGAGTATGACATTCAGGGAATTATAAAGGAACTTGAAACAATTAGGATTTGAGCGATTAAGAAAGGAGACGCAGAATTGTATAGCATAGACGATATGAAAAGCTGTATACAGGAGTGGTTTTCAGAGGCATTAAATCCGGTTGAAGTAGCAAAAACATATCATGAAATTCAGCAGGAGGCAGAAAAACAGCTTGAATTTATGATGGAGCAAAGGATAGAAAACGTTGAGAATTAGCATATAGGAGATCAAAATGGAAGAAAAATTACATGAATTGAAGATATATCCGAAATATTTTGATTCTATTCTGGATGGGAAGAAAAAATTTGAAATCCGAAAAAATGATAGAGGTTTTCAGGTTGGGGACAATGTATTACTCAGAGAATGGGACAATATAAAGTATTCAGGAAGAACCATATATGCGACAATAACCTACATCTTGGACGATAAATTCATAGGGTTATCAGAGGGTTATGTAGCATTTGGGATCGAAGTTAATGACTACGATCAGCATTTGCTTTAATGGAGTAAATCGGGCGGGCGCCCGATTCAAATTTAGGATTCAAGGAGGGAAGTTGATGGCAAAAGTGTTATGTCATATGACTGATTGCAAGCACAGGTCAAGGCGTGCATCGAAAATATATAAGACAAAAAATGGAAGGAAGATGTATGGTTGCTTACTGGATGCAATCGTTGTGAGAAAAATTACAGATTTTGATGGCGATTGCGAGGCGGTAATAGGCAGAGAAAATATGGCGCAGTGCATGTATTATGAGCCGCAGATTTAATTACAACTAAACTGATATTTAGTGAAAGGAGAAAAGAATGGAGAGATTAACAGTACCAGACGAAGAGATAGATGGTGGTACAAGAAGAGCAGTTATAGATGCAAGAGCAGTAAGAGAAGAAGCAATGAAGATTTATTGGGCGCTGAAGAAGTATGAGGACACCGGTCTTTCTCCTGAAGAAATTGACAGCCTGAATACTTTTGATGGCAGTCAGGGTATGAAGTATCTAAAATTGTATCAGGAGGAGCAGCAAAAGCATAGATGGATTCAGGTATCGGAGCGGTTGCCGGAAGAAGCAGAATATTTAGGGATATCTGATGGACAGCGATACATGAAACGAATAGAGGTGGCCTATATGACCGATACCATAGAATATATAATTGGGTACTTTGACGGTTGTAAATGGATGGACAAGAGACATAACAAAATTAACAATGTCATAGCTTGGAAAGTTCATGAACCATTTATATCATAACTTAGTAGAATTGAAGGAGGAAAAGTAAAAATGAAAGATGGAATACATCCAAAGAATATAAAAGAGTTTGTGGAAGTTGATGAAAGAAAGTGCGAAGAGGTTAATAACTGTTTTGGTGTAAAAATTGTAGATGGTAAAAAATATTGTCGTGGATGCGGAAATGTGCGGCTAACAGATATCCATGATGCAGCTTTGAAAGAATTATTTAGCTAAACCGCCGTTTAGCAAAGGAAGGAGCCGATATATTGAGATCAAAAAGAAGTCATAAAGAGATAAAGATAGACAGTCAGGATCACTATGGTGGACTGGCCGAAAACACACCGGAGCGAAAGGCCAAAGAGAAGTTTAAGCGACCTCCTGCGTATCAGGCCGGGAAACTGTTGCAGGAGCAGGCGAGGCAGATGGAGAGGAATGACATCAAAGAAGGAGTTGAAAGGATTGGCAAGGATTGAAGAAAATGCATCCACAAGTGAAAATGATAAGAAAAAAGAATACTTAAGGAGTTACGGGAAACATGTCAGGAGAATCAGGAGGATAGAGTCTGAGATACCGGAAATCCGGGCAATGAAAGTCTCACCGTCTTTAAGCGTGGATGGAATGCCGCATGGCAGTGATAAAAAAGATCTGTCAGGATATGCCGCTGAATTAGATGACATGGAGAGGGAACTCATGGAAGAACGGTACCAAAGAGTTGTTAAATATCGTGATATAGATAAAAGAATAAAAAGGCTCAAAAGCGAAAATGAGCAGGACGTTCTCTTCTATCGGTATATCAAAGAGCTCGATTGGTGGGAGATCGCAGAAAAAATGCGGTATTCTGAAAGGCAGATACATAGGTTTCATGGACGTGCACTGGCACATTTTGAAATATCAGAAAAAGATGTCAGTGAATGTCAGTAACAACTGTGTTATTATGATAGCATCGAAAAGAAACAAAGAACAAAGCATCTGGCATCCGCTGGGTGCTTTTTCTATGCACTGAGGAGGTGAGCCTGAATGACGAAGAAGCAAAATAGATTTGTAGAAGAATACCTAATCGACCTGAATGCCACTCAGGCAGCCATAAGGGCAGGGTACAGCCCTGATACAGCGAAGGAGATAGGATGCGAAAACTTAACAAAACCTAACATCCGCGCGTGTATTGACCGAGCAATGGCCGAACGATCAAAGCGTACTGGCGTAAATGCTGACCGAGTCGTACAGGAGCTGGCAAAGATAGCCTTTGTGAATGCGACAGAGGTAATAGATCCAGCTACGGCTACGGTCAAGGAGGATGCTCTTCCAGAGGACACCGCCGCGATCCAGTCCGTTAAGGTCAAGACCTTCGGTGAGGACGGCCTAGAGCGTGAGATCAAAATGGCTGACAAACTAAAGGCACTGGAATTGCTCGGTAAACACATGGGAATGTTTAAAGACAAGGTGGAGCTTTCAGGAACTCTCCAAACTGAGAAAACAAAACTGGATGATCTGATCGAACAGATGCGCGGCGGTGATGGATAGTGAGCGATGAAAGATTACTGCTGTCGGACAAGTATAAAGCATTCCTCCGGTGTGACGCGCCTGTGGAGTTCCTAGAGGGTACAACGGCTGCGGGAAAGACTACAGTCGGCCTGTTTAAGTTTATGCTCAAAGTTGCTGAGTCACCAAAAAAGCTGCATATTCTGGCGGCAGATGATACGGGAGCTGCAGAGAAGAATATCATACAAAAGGATCTGGGCATTCTGGATGACTTCGGCGTACTGGTGAAGTACAAAGGCAATGGCGGTGGGGGATATAATATGCCTCATATCCTGTATCATACCTCAAGTGGCGACAAGATTATATTCGTGGTCGGCTATGGCAATAAGCGCAAATGGAAGGATGCTCTGGGAGGCCAGTACGGCTGCCTGTACATTGATGAGATCAACACAGCGGACATTGAGTTTGTCCGTGAGGCGGCCATGAGATCAGATTATTTAATGGCAACACTTAATCCTGATGACCCAAATCTGGAGGTATACAAGGAGTATATAAACTGTTCCCGGCCACTTCCAGAGTGGGAAAATGAGACACCAAAGGAAATTAAAGATGAGTTGAAAGAAGGACCAAAGACCGGATGGGTACATTGGTTCTTTTCTTTTGCTCACAATCTGGGGCTTCCCAAAGAAAAACTGGACCGGATCATTCAGAATACACCTCCGGGAACAAAGATTTGGAAAAATAAAATACAAGGCCTGCGCGGTAAAGCAACTGGTTTGATCTTCCCGAATTTCGACCGAAAGAAGCATGTTGTTTCCGCTGAATGGGTGAAACAACAGGTTAAAGCCGGGAAGATTAAATTCAAAAAGTTTACGGTTGGACTGGATACATCATATTCCAGCAAGTCACCAGATACCATCGCGATGATCTTTCAAGGCATTACAGAGGACAGGAAGCTGTTCACGCTGGAAGAAAAGACATACAGCAATGCAGATCTGGATCAGCCGCTGGCTCCATCAGACACGGCGGTCAAATTCGTAGAGTTTTTGGATTACTGCCAGAAAGAGTGGGGATTTGCGAAAGATACATTTATTGACTGTGCAGATGCGGCAACGATTACGGAGCTGCGTAAGTACAAGCGCCTGCATGGCTGTGTGTACAACTTTATAGAGTCGTACAAGAAAGTGGAGATCATCGACCGGATCAAGCTACAGCTTGGATGGATACAGCAAGGATGCTATTTAGTAGTGGATACTTGTACGGAACATTTAGGTGAGTTGGAACGATACTCTTGGGATGATGAGAAGGACATTCCAGAGGACCGTAATGACCATACAATTAATGCCAACCAATATGGATGGATTCCATACCGTCAAATGATTGGATTCGAGGAGGATGAGAAATGAGGTGGACAGAAAAATTGAGCAATAATATCAAGAAAGGACTGCGGAGCTGGTTACAGATCACACCTTCCAGTCCATATGCAATACAGATCAATGAGGTAATGGACTTTGAATTGTCCGCTATCCGCAACCGCATCTGGTACCGTGGTGATAGTAATGAGCTGGAACAGATGTACCAGCAGAATCCAGATTATGCAGATAAGACAAAGTTTTGGGCGAGCAAAAGCAGCCCGGGTATGGAAATGAGAAAGATACATACTGGTCTTCCGGGGCTTATTGTGCGGACACTTAACAGCATTGTCGTGGATGACATGAATGACTTCGAATTTGAAGAAGATACGCACAAGCGATTGTGGGAAGATATCGAGGAGGACAATAAATTCCGTAAAAAATTTGAGAAGTCCCTAAAGGAAGTACTTTTCATCGGTGATGGTGCGTATAAGATCGCAATCAATACGGATGTCAGCCAATATCCATTACTTTCGTGGTACCCCGGAGAGAAGGTCGAATTGGTATGGCAGGATGGACGCTTGAAAGAAGTGGTATTTAAGACTCTTTATACTGTCGGTACACAGCAGTATGTACTCCATGAGCATTACGGATATGGTTATATTAACAACCATTTATACAGGTGGGAGGAAGAGGTGCCGCTGACTGCGATTGAGGCGACAGCATCCATCAAAGATGTTGCATTTGATAAGACCGTCATTCTGGCAGTGCCACTACAAATATACGAGAACACAAAATATGAGGGCCGTGGAGGCTCTATTTTTGATGGGAAGTTAGATAGTTTCGACGCTTTTGATGAGGCGTGGTCACAATGGATGGATGCACTCCGGGCAGGAAGGGCAAAGACCTATATACCAGACTGTTTGGTGCCACATGATCCAGAAACTGGAGAGATTATCAGGCCAAACCCATTTGATAATCGTTACTTTGCGGCTGATGGTGACATGAGGGAAGGACAGAAAAATGTCGTCATGACGGATCATCCTGCAATACCGCATGAGAGCTATCTTGCCAGCTATATAACGGCACTCGACCTGTGTTTGCAAGGCGTGATCAGTCCCAGCACGTTAGGAATTGACGTGAAGAAGCTGGATAACGCCGAGGCACAACGCGAGAAGGAGAAGGCTACGCTTTATACCCGTAATGCGATCATCGAAGCCTTACAGGAAACGCTGCCCGAACTGGTATCTTCCTGTATCAATGCCTACAACATACTCCATAGTAAAGCCGTGGAGGATGTGAAAGTGGAAATACCATTCGGTGAGTATGCCAACCCATCATTTGAGAGTCAGGTGGAGACTGTGGCAAAAGGCAAGCAGGGCGGAATCATGAGCATTGAGGCATCCGTGGAAGAATTATACGGTGACAGCAAAGATGAGGACTGGAAAGCAGAAGAGGTGAAACGCTTAAAGGCTGAACAGGGCATAGCTGAGATTGAGGAGCCGGGCCTTAATCTGGAAGGGGTGATAATTGATGAAGGTAAAAGTAGCGAACCGGATCTACAGAATGAGCCCGGAGGAATATCAGGGACTGTTAAAAATAGCCAGTGATCAAGTGCCATTCGGCGTATATGCTATTGAGAGGCAGGGATACGCTGAACTAAGGAATGACCATTGCAAGAGCGTCACACAATTAAAGACCCTGAAACGTCAGTTCAGGGGGCAGGGGTTCAAGGTGATGTTCAATGGAGGTGAAAAGAATGCCTTATAGATTTGACCTTAAAGGATACTGTGAAAATTGCCCGTTTTTTGAACCAGAGGTCGAAAAAATAGAATATACAAAACTTGAAGACGAATTTCCCAAAGTGCAGAATATCGTGAAGTGCAGATATGGGGAGCAATGTGAAAGGGCTGTCATAACTGTGAATCGGGAGATGATTTAATGGAAGATTACGATATCGGGAATGCCTTCCGTGCGATTGAGGACGAACTGATTGCGTCCATGATTCGAAACATGAAACATCACAGGGCGTGGGAAGATGATGAGGGTTTTCATTGGGAACAGTGGCAGGCATTACAGCTGAAAGCGCTGGACGAATACAAGCGGAAGAATCAGAAGATTTACGGCAGACGGTTTAAAGATATCAACAAGTCCATCGAGGCAGCTATTCAGGAGGCCCGATCAGAAGGTGGCATGGATCAGGAAATAAAGATACTGCGAGCCGTTAAGAATGGATTCAAGGGATCAAAGCTGTCTAAAGGAGCGGTTGCAGAGTTTTTCAGAATGAATGACCGGAAACTGGATGCACTGATCAGGGCGACTACGCACGATATGAAGCGTGCCGAGACAGCAGTTTTAAGAATGGCAAATGACCAGTATCGGAAGATTATCTTTAACGCTCAAGTGTATGCCAATACGGGGGCAGGGACTTATGAAAAAGCTGTTGATATGGCTACGAAGAACTTCCTGTCTGCGGGATTGAATTGTGTAGAGTATAAGAATGGTGCAAGGCATACGCTGGCTGATTATGCTGACATGGCGCTCCGTACAGCAAGCAAGCGGGCATATCTTACTGGAGAGGGAGAGAAGCGACAGGAATGGGGTATACATACCGTAATCATGAATAAACGTGGAAACCCGTGTCCTAAATGTCTTCCGTTTGTTGGGAAAATCCTGATTGATGATGTGTGGAGCGGGGGGAGCAGGAAGGATGGGCCATATCCGCTTATGAGTAGTGCGATTGCGGCTGGGTTATACCATCCCCGATGCAAGGACAGCCATACTACATACTTTCCCGGTATCAGTACTCCCCCGGATGATAAATTCAGCAGAAAAGAATTAGCTGAAATCGAAAAGAAGGGCAGACGGGAGGCACAGCACCAGTATGCGATGCGACAGGCCCAAAAATATGATAGACTGTATAAAAATTCTATGGATGATGAAAATCGTAGGAAATACAGGAGCCTAACAGACAAATGGAAATCACGTGCTCATGATTGGAATTTATCAAGGTTTACGGAGATGCTGCAAGATTACAATAATGGACAGAAGGACATCATCAGTCATTGGAGCATCCAAAAGAATCTTAACAAGTCAGAAATCGGTAAGCAGACGGTTGAGTATGCAGTGGGACACCCCGAATTGAACATAAATCTATGTTATAAAGTTGATGTTCCGGAAGGTCTTCTGGGGAGGCAGGATAAAAATGATATATACATATATGCATCAAAAACACGTACAATACAGAAAACAGCGGAAACTCTCATCCATGAAATAACACACCACAAATATGATATTGGTGGAAATCAATGGGCTGAGTGTGTATGCAGGGCTCAGGAATTAAAGCATAGAAATATGACTGATAAATTGACCAGTCAGGAGTTGCGTGATATAATTAAATCAGTTAAGAGGGATTATCCAGAATTGAAATGGAGATGATGATATGCACCCAGTAGAAGAGATGATACTACAGTTAAAGAAGCTCAGAAATGGTGAAGAGGTTGTATGTAAGCACTGCGGTAAAGGCGTTATGAAACCAATCGGTGATTATAAAACAACTCATTGCTATGTGTGTGATAATTGTGGAAGCAAAATAAATTTAGACTAATACCACCCAGTCAGGATCTGATTGAGTGGTATTTTTATACCCATTTTTAGGAGGTGATCCAGATATCTCCCTTTGAGGCGCGGGGTGAAGCGCCTTATTTTTGTGCCCGAAGGCCTAAAACTACACGGAGACACCGGGTTAAAAACTGTTTTGTGAGACACACGTAAAACTGTCAGTGCAGACAGCACGGAAAAAACTGTAGAAAGGATTAAACATTATGAGGAAAAGAATTTTTAGATGCAAGTTACCTATGGACATTCAGCACTTTGCAGAGCCGGGGGCAGGAGGCGGAACTGGTGGGACTGGAACCGGCGGGACGAGTCAACAGACGCAACAGCAGGCCACTGGGGGACAGACAGCCGCAGAACCGCAGATCGATTATGATAAACTTGCACAGCTGGTGACAGGAAAGCAGGCCGCTACAGAGGAATCCGTTATTAAGGGATATCTGAAACAGCAGGGACTTACGAAAGAGCAGATGGATCAGGCAATTGCAACGTTTAAACAACAGCAAGCAGCCAGCCAACCAGACGTTGAAGCTCTGCAGACTCAGGCGGCGCAGGCTCAAGCTGCAGCACAACAGGCACAGGTTCAGGCAGCGGCCACTATGTCAGCGGTTGGTCTGGGAATTGATGCCAAAACCATTCCGTATATCATCAAGATGGCAGATTTAAGTAAAGTCACTGGTGAAGATGGAAAGATTAACGATGAAGCAATGAAAACAGCTCTAAACAAGGTTTTAGAGGACATCCCGGCACTGAAACCGCAGACCCAGAAGTCTACAGGATTTGTACAGGTTGGAGCGACTGGAGCCGGACAACAGCAAACGTCAACCGATGATGCCTTAAAAAAGGCATTCGGACTTTAAGAAAGAGAGGATTTAATACATGGCAGTATATGATTATGCGACAACATTTACACAGCTCCTGCAACAGAAATATGCGAAGGAGCTGTGCTCTGATGCCCTGACACAGAGCAATCTGGGCGTAAAATTTATTAACGCCCAGACAATTAAACTTCCAACCATGAGCGTATCTGGTTACAAGGATCACACCAGAACACCGGGATTTAACACAGGATCACTGAGCAACAGCTGGATTCCGAAAAAACTGGAACATGACCGCGATATTGAATTTTGGGTGGACCCGATGGATATCGACGAGACAAACCTTACTCTGTCAGTGGCAAACATTCAAAATGAATTTGAGACAACACAGGCGATTCCAGAGAAAGATTCTTATCGTTTCAGTAAGCTGCATTCTGAGCTTACTACGTATTCAGGACGCATTGACAACACAGTAATTGATGCGGCAACATTCTTAGAAGCGTTCGATGAAGAGATGGCCCGTATGGATGAAGCAGGTGTACCGGAAGAGGGACGTATGCTCTATGTTACCCCGGCTATGAATAAAATTATCAAAGAGGCGGAGGGAATCCAGCGGGTAATGACCGTGACATCCCCGTCTACGATCAACCGTAACGTGCACAGCTTGGATAACGTCACAATCAAGATGGTTCCGGCAGCCCGTATGAAGACTAAGTATGACTTCACGACTGGCTGTGTAGCTGCCACAGATGCTAAGCAGATCAACTGGATTCTGATCCACACATCCTGCGTGGTATGTCGTGACAAATACAGCTATATCAAACTTTTTACTCCGGGAACAGATTCTAGGACGGCAGATGGATACTTATACCAGAACCGTAACTATGGGGATCTCTTCCTGCTTGAGAAAAAAGTAGAAGGCTGTGCAATGAATGTGCAGGCTTAAGGAGGGAAGATATGAAAGCAGTAAAGGGTAATAAAGAGTATACCATTGATGAAACGCAGAAGAAGCAGTATCAGGATGCGGGTTTTGATATTATGGGAGATGGCGAAGTAATTGCTTACGGACGCGGGAAGACGGTCCCTTATGACGATCATATGAAAGCAGTGAAAGAGATTGAGAGGCTGCGTGAGATGATCGCTGAATTAAGAGAAGCGGGGAAAGAAACAGAACCACCCTCAGAACCGGAAAAAGAAACCGTGAAGAAGGCAGGCGCAAAGAAAGCGGGTGAGTAACATGGCTTACGAACCTTATGCGGACGAGGCGTACTACAAGGAGACTTACAAGGGGACCTTGCTTACAGAAGGTGAGGTCACCCGGTATCTGCGTCAGGCATCCCGGCATGTGGATTCCCTGACCTACAATCGTATTGTGTGTCGGGGGTTTTCTTCTCTTACACCATTTCAGCAGGACATTGTCCGGGAGGTGGTCTGCCAGCAAGCGGAATTTGAGTGTGAGAATGCCGATGAAATCAATACGATCCTGTCCGCATACAGCATCAATGGCGTGTCAGCCCAGTTTGGCAGCTCTTGGAATGTCTACATGGACAAGGGTGTGGCTATGAAACGAGATGTATACGCGCTGTTGTCCCAGACAGGCCTGTGCTGTCGGTTAGCGAGGTGAGGCTATGAAGTATCCATGTTTGGTGCCGAAACGACTCTGTAAGACAGATATCAGCCTGACATTTGAACGGGAAGGGCTAAATGAATACGGGGAGCCGCTTCCAACTGTAAACTATACCGGAAAGTGCAATTATCAGGATAAGGCCCGAACGATTCTGACAGCTGAGAAGAAGCTGGTAGAAATCACAGGTTCGGCTCTCTTTCCGGGTGATATCTGTCCAACACTTCCGACGATATCAGGAGGGACCGCGGTTGTCTTCGGCAGAAAACGACGTATCCAGCAAGGCACAAAGGCCCGCAATCCAGATGGAACGGTTAACTATACGGAGGTGCTGCTGATATGATGAAGGTTAAGTCAATCGTAAAGCTGAATATGCCAAAGATCAGACAGTTGACTCAATCACAAGTGACAGCTATGGAACAGACAGCGGAAGCACTACATACAGAAGTTGTGCAGGCGGAGATTATGCCGAGGGATGATGGAACACTGCAGAATGAGAGCACATTTGTGGATTATTCCGATTCGGGTCAAGGCAAAGTATCTCTAATATCCAGCACCCCTTATGCTAGGCGTTTATACTTTCATCCAGAGTATAACTTCCAGAAATATGAGAATGCATTTGCTCAAGGCCTTTGGTATGATCCTTGGATTGATGGGATTTACAAGGACTTCTGCAAGAATGCATACCAGAAACTGTACAGGAGGTTAGGCGGATTATGATGCTATCAGATATTAGGGACTATATTGACTCTTTAGAACTGGCGGACCATGCGTATATGGGGAAACTTCCAGACAAGCAAATACGGTCTATCGGGGTGTACAACAGCAAACACCAGCACGTGTATAAGACTGCTATCGGGGGCCCGGAGATGGAGTCCTACGGCACCAAATACGTGACGTTGCTTGTGCATTGGAATAAATCCCTGCGTGATACAGAAAAGGCTGCTGTGGCCTTATTTGAAGCCGTAACAACAGCAAGAGAAGTAACTATTAACAACAAGATAATTAAGTTTATACAGCCGCTTTATGAGATTCAAGATGTAGGCACGGACGATGCAGGCATCTTTGAAATGGTCATTGAAGCGGCTGTTGTATTTAAGAAAGGAGATTAACATGGAAGGATTGAAAGGTGTATACCCTTGTTATGAAAACCAGTTCCAGATTGATACAGCAGTTTCCGGTTCTGCAGCTGCAATGAAAACCATTGCTGAATGCGAATCTTTTGGAGTCAGCTTCGACAATGGTGTGGAGGAATGGACACCATTTGATACGGAAGGATGGGTGCGTCGGTTGATGACCGCGAAGTCCGTAACGATTACCGTTACTGCGAAACGTAATGTCGGGGATGCGGGGAATGATGCAGTATCAGAGTTAGCATGGAAAAACGGAAGAAATGTAGAAAAAGATTTCCAGTGGACTTTCCCAGATGGCACAGCAGTAAAATTTGCACAGGCGGTTATCAATGTAACCAATATTGGTGCGGGTGACTCTACTGCGGTGGCACCATTAGAGTTTGAGGTTATGAGCAATGGAAAACCAGAAATCACACTGCCGGCCTAATGGCTGGCAGTTTTAAGGAGGAAAATTAAATGGCTAAAGTAATAGATATTACTGACAAATTGGATTTTGAGGGAAATCCGAAACTAAAAATCAAAGATGAAGAAATCGAGATAAATGCAGATGCGGCAACGATGCTCAAGCTCATGGGGGTGATGGGCGACAACGATGAGCCGGGATCGAAAGAGGTCTTGGAAATGTACAATCTTCTATTTGCGTCCTCTGAGCGTAAAAAGATCGAAAAATTAAAACTTAATTTCAAAGATTTCACAGCCATAATTTTTATCGCGATCGGTTTGGTTAAGGGAGAGGATGACACACAGGGAGAGTGATGACCCGTACTATGACCTGATCGATGATTTCGACTTGATCGTATCGTCATTTCAGTCACAGTACGGGTTGCGGTTGTCACGGGAGTTGCAGACCATGAAATGGGATGAGTTCCGGGACCTTCTGGTCGGGATTTCCCCGGATACTGCCTTGGGGAGAATTGTATCAATCAGGGCGGAAAATGATAAAAATGTTCTTAAGCATTTTTCAAAAGATCAACATCGCATCCGTAATGAATGGAGGCATCGCAAGGCAAAATCTATAAAACCAGAGGATATGGAAGTAATCCTGAATGGATTTAAACAGGCCTTTATTTCAATGGCAGGAGGAAGGTGAGCAAATGGCGGCAACGAGTGTAGGACAGATCGGTCTGGATCTGGTAGTAAATAAAAATCAATTTGACAAGCAGATGTCAGGTATTGGAAATCTGGCTAAAAAAGCGGGTGCTGCCCTTGCAGCGGCTTTTGCAGTAAAGAAAGTAGTAGATTTCGGGAAAAGCTGTGTAGACCTCGGTTCCGATCTGGCCGAGGTGCAGAACGTTGTAGATGTTACTTTTCCCCGCATGACAGCACAGGTTGATAAGTTTGCTAAAGATGCTGCGGCCAGTTTTGGATTGTCTGAAACGATGGCTAAGAAGTTTACCGGTACATTCGGGGCAATGGCGAAAGCATTCGGATTTTCAGAACGCGAAGCATACGACATGAGTACAACACTGACCGGTCTGGCGGGCGATGTGGCTTCATTTTACAATATCACGCAGGATGAGGCATACACAAAGCTGAAATCTGTATTCACAGGCGAAACAGAAACCTTAAAAGATCTGGGTGTTGTTATGACCCAGAACGCTCTTGATGCCTACGCAATGGCAAACGGGTATGGAAAGGTCACGGCAAAAATGTCTGAGGCCGAAAAGGTTGCCCTTCGGTATGCCTTTGTGCAGGATCAGCTGACTGCCGCCACGGGGGATTTTACAAGGACTTCTGACAGTTGGGCGAATCAGGTGCGTGTATTAAAACTTAATTTTGAGAGTTTGAAAGCAACCATCGGACAAGGCCTGATTAGTGTCCTGACCCCGGTCCTGAAAGTAATCAACAGTCTCTTAGCCAAACTTATGACTCTGGCTTCTGCATTTAAAAGTTTTGCGGCACTTATTACCGGGAAGAAAGCAGAAGGCGGAGGCGGTATAGGTACTTTAGGCGCAGAGGCCGCGGCGGCGGGTGACGGCCTTGGAAGTGCTGCAGGCGCAGCAGACTCACTGGCTGATTCTGCGAAGGGCGCAGGCGGGGCCGCTAAAAAGGCGGCCAAAGAAATGAAAGCGCTTATGGGATTCGATGCCGTGAATAAATTGCAGGATCAGTCCGATGATTCAGGGGATGGCGGGTCTGGCGGTGGAGGCGGCGGAGGCGCTGGCGGAAGCAATGTAGATTTTGGAAGTCTGTCTGATGGAGATACCATAATCGACAAACTAGACAGCAAGTTCCAGAAACTGATCGACCGCATGAAGGAACTGGCCGATCTGTTTAAAAAAGGTTTTTCGATAGGATTCGGTGATAGCGAAAAACGGATAGATGAGATCAAGGAGCACCTGTCTGGGATTAAGCAATCACTGAATGATATTTTTACTGATGAGAGGGTTGTACAGGCCGCAAATGGTCTTTTCGATTCTCTTGCTTTAAATGCAGGAAAGGTTGCCGGATCATTTGCGAGTATAGGTGTCACACTTGCTGATAACCTTATCGGAGGGATAGACCGGTATCTGTCTGATAGCAAAGATTATATCAAGGACAGACTTGTATCTATATTTGATGCAAATTCCGAGATCATGAACCATATCGGTGATATTTGTACGAATATTGCGGACGTATTTAGCGTATTTGCAAATGATGATGGGAAGAGGATCACAGCGTCAATCATTGGAATTTTTTCAGATGCAGGCCTCGGTATAACGGATGCATTAAGCCGTGTTGTAAGGGATGCTCTCGGTGTCGTAAATGACGTTTTAGAAGAAAACAAGGAAAAATTAAAAAGCGCAATCAGTAACACACTTGCACCGCTGGCTGAAATAGGAGAATCTATACATAAGTTAGTGCAGGGAACTTTTGAGAAGGTAAGCGAGGTATATGACACGTATATCGAGCCGGCATTTACAAGAATAAAAAATGGATTCTCGGAAATTTTTGGATCCGCGCTCGATGCTTATAATACATATCTGGCACCGGTTTTGGATTGGATCTCAGGAAGATTTTCAGAACTGGTGAGTACTTATATTCAGCCGCTACTTGATGCCTTTTTAGATTTATTTGGTCAGGTGACCGAAGCCGTTTCGGTATTTTGGGAGTTTATCTCTCCTTTTGTAGCATGGTTCGTTGAAAAATTTATTGCTGATTTTGCGAGTAGCTTAGAATGGCTATGGACGCAATTTGAATCAGTGTTCGGGTTGATTTCATCCATTTTAGAAGGATTTATGGAGATACTGAAAGGCCTGATCGAATTTATAGTCGGAGTATTTACTGGTGACTGGGATAAGGCATGGGACGGGATCAAAACCATTTTTTCCGGAATTTGGGACATGATCTGCAAGATTATTAAAACTGTGTGGGACATGATCTGCAACACGATAAAAACGTACCTAGATAGCGCAAAAAACACTATTTCTGTTGCACTTAATGGCATAAAGACTTTTATGTCTGGAATTTGGGACACTATAAAAAATCTTGCAAAAACCGCTTGGGACTCAATCAAGAATTTTATTACTAATCCGATTAAAACAGCAAAAGAGGTTATATCATCGGTACTGGATGCAATTAAAAGTAAATTCTCATCGGCATTTAGCGCTATCAAAGACGTGGTTCGAGGGCCGATAAATACTATCATTGGATTTTTAAATCGGCTGATTCAGGGAATGGCAAGTGCAGTAAACAGTATTGCAAATATGTTTAACAGTATAAGTATTGATTTGCCGGGATGGCTGGAAGATCTAACAGGATTTTCTAGTATTGGATTCAATTTGCCTACATGGTCACCGGGGTCTATTCCCTATCTGGCACAAGGCGGTTTTGTAAAAGCCAATACGCCGCAGCTCGCCATGATCGGTGATAACAGACATCAAGGTGAGATTGTGGCACCGGAGGATAAAATGCAGGATATGGTTAATGCAGCTGTAAAGGCCGTAGCTGGATCTGGTGGCGTAAGCAAGGCAGAACTTGAGTCCATTATAAATAATGCTGTAATGCGGATCATAGCGGCATTAAGTCAAATGGGATTTTTCGTTGACGGGCAACTTATGGCAAAAGCTATGCAAAGGGCAACAGAAGAACTCAACTATCTGCAGAACCCAGTAAAAATAGTATAGGAGTGATGCACAATTGAAAGAAATTTTAAAGGCCGGGGGAATAGTTCTTCCGGCCCCTGTTTCCATAACTGTTAATGACGAGCTGATCTGGACAGCTGACACAGGGAGGCTTATGGATGGGACAATGGCCGGTGATGTCGTAGCAGAAAAGAAGACGGTATCCATTAAGTGGGGCATTATGCCTGAGACAGATATCGTAAAGATTAAATCTGGAATAATCATAGGATTTTTCCCGGTCACATTCCGGGATGACGGGGTTGAACTAACAATTGAAACATACCGGGGGACGTTAAGCAAAGAGCATTTAGGATACATCGGGGATGGGATTTATTGGTACCGAAGCGCATCCGTTGATCTGATAGAGAGGTAACAGCATGATTAATACAAGCACAGAATACAAACAGGCAGTAGCTGAGAAAAAGCGATTTATTGCAAAAGCTACTTGTCTGCTCAAAAACGGAACCACTCTTGAGTTTAATCAGTCAAATCTTATGGTTGGCGGTGTCTTAACAGCGGATGGTGTCACGAGATCGAATAATTTTGATATTGGGGCAGCTATTATAAACCAGCTGACTCTTGCAATTTATAACGGTAACGATGAATTTTCCGATTATGATTTTACCGATGCGGTTATAACCGTGTGGGTCGGGATGCCATTATCTGACCGAATAGAGTGGATAAAAAAGGGAGTGTTTAATGCTTCCGATCCGACAACCACGCCAGACGTAATATCCTTAAAGGCATGGGATAACATGTCCAAATTTGACACCGCCTACGATGGAGGCCTGAGCTTCCCTACTACTATTCAGACAATCGTGCAGCATTGCTGTACACGATGCGGGATATTGCTGGTCAACGGGCAGTTTCCGAATTATGGATATCGGATTGAGAAAGATCCATTCGGGGAAAACGGGATTACTTATCGGGCTATTATTGCTTACTGTGCCCTGCTGGCCGGATGTTATGCCCGGTGCAATGTAGACGGACGGCTTGAGCTTAAGTGGTATGATACGGCAGCCTTTAACGGCATTATTGATGGCGGCATGTTTGATAAAACTACGGAGTCCAGTTACCAGACAGGTGATAATCTGGATGGCGGTAATTTTACCGATTATAACAGTGGCGATACAGCGGACGGCGGTGCCTTTACGGATGCGTTGCCATACCACCACATTTATAGTTTTTCCTCCCTGTCAGTCAGCACGGAAGACGTAGTTATAACCGGTATCAGGGTTAAGGCATCAGACGGCGAGGATAGTTCCGGCCAGAAAGTAGAGGGTGAGACATACCTCTGTGGGGCCGAAGGCTACATCCTTGAGGTGTCTGGCAATCCCCTGATCGAGCCCGGGAAAGCAAAAGCAGTTGCAGAATACCTTGCAGGCCGTGTTGTGGGGATGCGGTTCCGGCCATTTACGGCCAGCGCGATTGGCGACCCTTCGTGGGAGGCCGGGGACGCGGCGATGATAACGGATCGGAAAGGCAACAGCTATTATACATACCTCACCAACGTTACATACAGCACTGGTGGGTACGCAAATATCAGCTGTGATGCAGAACCGGCGGCACGGCACAGCGCTGACCGATACGAGGAGATCAACAAGATTGTGGCGGACATCAAAAAGGACAGCCTCCAACAGCTCACCGAATATGGCAAGCTGTTGGAGCAGATGAACGGCCTCGCTGTAAATGCAATGGGGTATTATGAGACTACTGTGGTAGGGGATGACGGCAGTAAGATACATTATATGCATGATAAGCCGCTCCTGTCTGACAGCAGGACTGTATATAAGCAGTCCATCGATGGGTTCTTCTGGTCAAAGGACGGCGGGAAAACATGGACCGGCGGAGTTGACAAGGACGGGAATGCAGTCATGAATGTGATCGCCGCTATTGGGATATCTTCTGAGTGGATTGATACCCGTGGATTCAAGGCGGCTGATGATGACGGAAATGTAACCTTTGAAATTGACGCAAAAACAGGAAAGGTCAGAATTGAGGCCGAGTCCTTTTCTTTATCAGGGAAAACCATTCAGGATATCGCTGATGGGGCTGTAGATGGATTGGATGAGTCGCTTACTTTTGAAGAAGTTTTTAACCGTTTAACAAATAACGGGACGATGAAGGGGTTATACATAAAAGATGGACAGCTATATTTTTCGTTCAACTATGCTAAAGGCGGAAACTTGTCTCTTGGTGGCAAGGACAATGGAAATGGAGTGTTAAAGATACTCAATTCATCTGGTGTAGAGATCGGGACATGGGATAACACAGGGGCCCATTTGTATCAAGGTGAGATTAAAGGTCCTCTCATCAAAGTGGGAGGATCGGGGAATAAATATGGAGCATTAGAGGTTATAGGGGACGATGATATTCTTCGTATGAAAGCCTCAGGCAATATATTCAGGTTTTACGATAAATCTGGGGCAGAAGTAGGGGCTATAACTTGCGATAATTTAATTTCAGGTGGTTTCGAGCATTCAATAATAATAGGCCTTTCAAATCTCACTTCCAATATATTGTTTTCAGATGATGGTGTAATTGAAACTCACGCAAAAAAGGGCGTTAACATGGCACAGTCAAAAGTACAGTTTAACGGTGATAGTACTGGTGGCGTTTTTATTCACGCAGTCCCCCAGACCACCACATCATCATGGGATGCTAAGTTTATTGAGTCGAGCGGAGGCCTTTACAGTGATTATAATTTCAAATTGGTCCGAGGCGTATCTTCTTCCGAAAGATATAAAGATGTAGGAAAAGAGATGACCGCGGAAGACATTGAGCAGTTATATAATATCACTCCTGTGTGGGCTAAATACAAAGAGGGATACCTAGAAGAATCGGACGAACGATATGGTGTGGAACATCCAATGTTTATAGCAGAAAATATTGATAAGTATGCACCATTGGCGGCGGATCACGATAAGGATGGACGGCCCGAAAACTGGAACCAAAGGGTTATGATGCCATATATGTTCCAAATGCTGAAAGAGCAGAAAAATGAATTGGATAACCTTAAAGCAAGGTTAAAGGAAATGGAGGAGAAAGTACATGCCAATTAGATGCAGACGTGGGTTGAAGGAAGAATTTATCCCGTCAAAGCTGTCACCGGGCGAGTTTGCGGTTGCTACTGACACGGGAAACGCTTGGTACTGCTATTCTGGCGGAAAGGTAATGCTCATTGCAACATCCGAAGATGTCGAAAAACTCCGTCAAGAGGCCGAGAATGCAAAAGAGGACACGCAACTCTTACTGGATAATATGCAGGAAAATATAGACAAAAACATGTCTGTGCTGAGATCTGAGATCAACCTGACAAAGCAGGATATTATTAAAATGAGGGATGAGGTTTTAGTCCAAATGGATAATAAGCTTGCAAGTATCGAGGGGGACATCATAGACACCCAGAACACCATCCGGACACTGGTAGACAGCCAGACCGGATTGCAGCTTCTTCTTGACGGTAAGATAGATGATGCTTATGTAGAGGACGGCTACTTGTACATGACCAGCAACAATGAGGTTGTAGTCGGCCCTCTCGGCCCGTTCTCCGGCGGCGGTGGAGGCGGAGGCGGTACCGGAAACAATGCCGTGCTTACCGTGTCCAATACCAGCGGATGGTTAAGCAAATCGGTTGCATCTGGGGCGGCCTGTGAGATCAGCGTTACATGGTCCTCTCTGGAGGATGACCTTCCGACCGGAAACGGGACACTAAAGGTTACGATCAACGGTCTTGTCAAGACCACGCAGGACATCGCACAGGGCAAAGTAACGGTGGACATCGGAAAGTATCTTTCCACGGGTGCAAACATGGTCAAGGTTAACGTGGCGGATGTGTATGGCAACAGCAGGACAATCAATTACAGCGTGTCGGTTGTCGAGGTGTCTGTGAGCTCCACCTTTGATGCAGGCGTACCCTGTACCGGTGCAATTACATACACCTACACGCCGACAGGCAACGTGTCAAAGACCATGCATTTTATCGTAGACGGTCGGGAGATCGGCACCGCAGAGATCAGCGCATCCGGACGCCAGCAGTCTTACCTCATACCGGCACAGACACACGGGTCACACAGCCTGTTAGTATACTTTACAGCCGTGGTGGACGGCGTAGAGATCAAATCCAATGAGCTGTATTACGAGCTGATCTGCACCGTGGCAGGGGAGGATGCCCCGATCATTACCAGCACCTACAGGGGCGGCACCGCAGAGCAGTACGCATCTATCGTCATCCCGTATATGGTTTACAATCCGGTGAGCATGACGGCAGCCATTACCTTGTCAGCCAACGGCAGACAGGTGGCATCCCTTACCGTGGACCGTACCCAGCAGATATGGACGTACCGGGCGGACAGCACCGGGGAGTTGAGTCTGGAGATTGCCTGCGGGGAAACGCGTAAGACTATTGCGGTCACAGTGACGGAAAGCAGTATGGACATTGGGGCAGAAACACAGGACCTTGTATTATACCTATCAAGCTATGGAAGAAGCAACAATGAAGCGAATCCGGGAACATGGGCCTACTGGGATCTACAGGCAGTGTTTACCGGATTTAATTATTCCTCGGATGGATGGCAGCTCGATAAGGATAATAACACCGTCCTGCGGGTGGCCGGGGATGCCAGACTGACAATCCCTTACAAGGCATTTGCACAGGACTTCCGAACCGGCGGCAAGACGATCGAGCTGGAGTTTGCCACACGGGATGTCATGGACTACGATGCCGTGATTATGTCATGCATGTCAGGCGGCCGAGGATTTGAGCTGACAGCACAGAGAGCATTACTGAAATCAGAACAGTCAGAGATCAGTACGCAGTACAAAGAGGATGAGCATGTCAGAATTGCATTTGCGGTCGAGAAACGGGCCGAGAACAGGCTTGTGTACTGTTACATTAACGGGATCATGTCCGGTACGGTCCAGTATCCGACAGACGATGACTTTGCACAGGCTGTGCCGGTCGACATCTCCGTAGGGTCCAATGACTGCACGATAGACCTGTACAACATCCGGATCTATGACAACGACCTGACGCGGTATCAGCTGCTCAACAACTGGATCGCAGATACGCAGAACGTTGACATAATGCTGGATCGGTATACCCACAACAATGTGTTTGATGATTACGGCCAGATCGTTATCTCGCAGCTACCAAAAAACCTTCCGTATCTGGTCCTCGAAGGGCCGGAACTGCCGCAGTACAAGGGTGACAAAAAGATGATATCCGGTTACTATACGGACCCGGCCAACCCTGCAAAGGACTTTACCTTTACCGGGGCACAGATCAACGTACAGGGTACATCCTCACAGTATTACGCCCGCAAAAACTATAAGGTGGACTTCAAGGGCGGCTTTATAGACAGCACAGGGGAGAGCATCATCGGTTACAAGATCCGCGAGGATGCCATACCAACAAGTACCTTTACCTTTAAAGCTGATGTGGCCAGTTCGGAGGGCGCGAATAACGTGGAGCTGGTCAGGCTGTACAACGATGCCAACCCATACAAAACGCCGCCGCAGACGGCCAACAGTGCGATCCGTCAGGGAATAGACGGGTTCCCGATCGTCATCTTCTGGCACAACGGGGACAGCACAACGTTTTTGGGTAAATATAACTTTAACAATGACAAGGGCACACCGGAGGTATATGGATTTGGGGACGGCGATGAGTCATGGGAGATGCTTAACAACACAAGCAGCCGCGTGCTCTTTAAGAGCGCAGACTTTAGCGGTGATGCATGGCTCAATGACTTCGAGGGACGTTACCCGGATGGCAACACAGACCCGGTGCAGTTAAGTGCGCTGTCGGAATGGCTGGTCAGCACGGATCAGGAGAAGGCCACGGGGGCGGCTCTTGCGAGTCCAGTTACTTACGGGGGCGTGGAATACACCAAAGACACAGCAGATTACCGGCTTGCTAAGTTTAAAGCGGAGCTGCCGGATCACATCGAGCTACAGAGTGCAGTGTTCTATTACCTGTTTACTGAGCTCTTTTTGATGGTTGACAGCCGGGCGAAGAACATGTTCCCGACAATTTTTTCTGGAGGTGATAACAATGGGTAAATGGTGTTTCCTGCCGTATGACTTTGATACGGCAATCGGCATCAACAACGAGGGTTCGCTGGTGTTTAGTTACGAGCTGGAAGACATTGATCAGGTGGCCGGTGCAGACGTATTTAACGGACAGCACAGTGTATTGTGGGTCAACCTCAGGCAGGCGTTTCAAGAGGACATCAAGGTCATGTACCAACAGCTCCGGTCCACCGGGGCACTCTCTTACGAGGCCACGGAGCGGCAGTTTGAGGAGCATCAGGCCAAATGGCCGGAGGCGATCTTTAACGAGGACGCTTACTTTAAATATTTACAGCCATTGATCGAGGACAACAGTGCCGCGTACCTGTCCATGTTACAGGGCAGTAAAGCGGAGCAGCGCAAGTGGTGGCTTTACAACCGTTACCGTTATCTGGACAGCAAATACAACGCTGGGGATGCCCTGTCAGATGTCATTACCGTGCGTGGATATGCAAAGGCAGACATCACGGTAACGCCTTATGCAGACATCTACGCATCGGTCAAGTACGGCTCTTATCTGGTCCAGCAGAGGGCCTTAAGAGGGTCCAGCTACACACTGGAGTGCCCGCTGGACAATGTCAACGATACAGAGATTTATATTTACAGCGCAAGCCAGCTCAAGGACGTAGGGGATCTCTCTGGTCTGATGGTCGGCTACGCGGAGTTTTCACTTGCCACAAAACTACAGTCCCTCAAACTGGGGGATGCAGCGGCGAGCTACAGCAACACCAACCTGACCGACCTCCATCTCGGCAACAACGTGCTCCTTCGGACATTGGACGTGCGGAACTGCCCGAACTTAACACAGGCTGTGGACATCTCCGGGTGTGCAAATGTAGAGCATGTGTATTTTGACGGCACTGGGATAACAGGAATCAACCTCCCGGTCGGCGGAATCCTTAAGACCCTGCACCTTCCGGCTACGGTCACCAACCTGACAATACGCAATCAAGGGAGCCTGACGGACCTGACCATACCGTCTTACACCAACATCTCTACACTGCGACTGGAAAACGTCAGCACGGCGGTGGACAGCAAGGCAATCCTACAGGAGATCCCGGCAAACAGCAGGGTGCGTCTGATCGGGATAGACTGGGAGGCCGGGGACGCGGATACGCTGATGGGGATTGTCTCCCTTCTGGACACCATGCGCGGGCTGGACGAGAACGGCAACAACACGGATATGGCACAGGTAAGCGGCACAATCCACGTTGACACCGTGACCGGGGCACAGGTGGCAGAGATCCAGAGCAAGTATCCGGATCTTAAGGTTGCGTTTGAACATATCACCAGTAACCTTTATTTCTATAATTACGATGGCTCCGTTTTACTGTATACGCAGGCCATCGTAGACGGTGCTGACGGGGCCTACAGCGGCAGTACACCGAGCAGACCGAGTACGGCGCAGTATACTTACACCCATGCAGGATGGAGCAAAAAGGTGGGCGGAGCTGCGGACAGCGAGGCATTAAAAGCGGTCACGGCAGACCGGAATGTGTATGCTGCATTTACGGCGGTGATACGTAAGTACACGGTCTGGTATTATAATGATAAAGAATTATTACAGACTGTATCTAACGTACCTTACAACGCCAGTGCAACGTATACTGGAACAACACCTGTAAAAACGGGGGTTGACGATCCAGAACTGTACGAATTTACAAGGTGGGAACCGACAGGGAAAAACATTACTGGTAATACATACTGTTATGCTCAGTATAATTATTTAGGGATGCCTGCTTTGGCAAAAAATTGGATAAATGGGCTTACGACGGATGAGCAAAAAACAATAACAAGAATAGTAATTGTTGATGATTATGTACCGTCTGGGAGCGAAGAAAAAGCGTGGGATGCTTCGGATTATAAAAATGAATCGGTTATGGCTTACAAAGAAGGAACAGAGATAACTATCGCCGGAGATGGATCAGGAAAGATTATGTTCCCAAAGGTGTGCAATAACATATTTGGTGGATTTAGTTCCTTAATTTCTATTAACGGATTTGAATTATTTGATACTATTGAAAGCACAGATTTGTCCAGTATCTTTTATGGTGATGGAAACTTAACAAACGTGAATTTATCGAAACTAGACACCAGAAATGCTACTTCAATTTCTTCTATGTTTTACAATTGTTCGAAACTATCATCGCTAAATCTAACCAATTTTAATACCAGCAAAGTTGTGGACATGTCATACATGTTTTATAATTGTAAGAGCTTGACAATATTAGATCTAAGTAATTTCGATACCAATAAAGTTACAAATATGGGGCGCATGTTTCAGGATTGTTCAAATTTACTATCCCTAAACATGAACAATCTGAATGTTAACAAAGTTACAAATATGGTTTACGGATTTGCAAATTGTATAAGTTTTACAAGCTTAAATCTGAATAACTGGAAACTATCCGGGAGTGCAGGACTTAGGTATCTTTTTAGTAACTGTAAAGTAAATGGCGTATCCGTGAATAGACAGAATATAGCTGACTGGAACTGGAATACGGAAGATATGACAGATATCCAGTTTATACAAATGTTTGGATAAGGAGGGATGCCAATATGACCATCCGATCAAGACCGTGATAAGCGGTCTTTTATTATGCAAAAAATCAAAAAGGAGAAAAAATATGAGAATGATATTAAGCGATGGGACAGAGATCCCGATTGTAGACGGCTCTTACACAGGGACCGTTGTTTTAATTGCAGAGGACAGGCAGGCCGCCTTTGACATCTGGGAGCAGCTCACCCCACCCGCACTGCATGAGGTAAAGATATCACGGGATGATGGCTCTGTACTCCACACCCTGCACGGGGCGGTTGTGGACGGCATACAGATCGTGTCCAACCCGCAGGGCGTTTTTACGGTACATATTTACATGAGTGAGACAGAGACAGGGGATATCGCCACGGATGCGGAGTATGTACAGGCGGCAAAGATCCTGCTGGGAGAGGAGGCGTAACATGGGAGTAGTAGATAGGGCAAGGGAGCTGCGGCACCAGATCGAGGACAACGCGGCACCGATGAGTGATTACATGGCCTTACAGTACACAGAGTTGTTCGGGGTCTGGAGCGGTGCCGGAACTGCTTATAAATCCGGGGACCGCGTGAGGTACAATGGCACGCTATATAAGGTATTACAGGACCACATCTCACAGGTGGATTGGACCCCTGAGTCTGCACCGAGCCTGTTTGGCAGAGTGCTGATACCGGACCCGACCGTGGTGCCTGACTGGGAGCAGCCTGACAGCACAAACCCGTACAGCAAGGGAGATCGGGTAAAGCATAATGGGAAAACATGGGAGAGTCTGGCAGACGGAAACGTCTGGGAGCCGGGGGCAACTGGGACAGAGTCATTATGGAAAGAAATCGAGGAGTAAGGAGAGAAAATATGGACAAATATAATGTAATAAAGGCAGTATTATCAGGAGCAGTGGCCGCGGTATCTGCAAGGCTGGGGATTCTGGGGCCGATGCTTCTGGCGCTCACCGGTGTTATGATCGTGGATTACATCACCGGGATGTTGGCAAGCAAGAAAGAGAACAGCATATCAAGCCAGCGCGGCATGTGGGGGATCATCAAGAAGATGCTGTATGTTGTAGTGGTGGGTGTCGGCATGTTAATGGACTGGCTGATCCTGACCACGGCGGACAGCATGGGGGTACATATCCCACTGGCTACATTCTTCGGTTTACTGGTGGCCGTGTGGCTTATTATAAACGAGTTAATAAGTATATTAGAAAATCTGACAAGGCTGGGCACACCGATGCCGGCCTTTTTGCTTACCATTGTACAGCATTTTAAAGTGGTCGTTGAGGCCAAAGGTGATGAGCTGACAAATATAGATAATAAACACGAGGGCGAGTAACATCGTCCTCGTGTTTGCGACATCGCAAATAACGGAAGGAGTAAGACATGAGTAAATTATTAATTGATGTAAGTTATGCACAGGGGCAAATCAACTGGGATCAGGTAAAGACCACGGGAGTAGACGGCGTGATTATCCAGTGTGGATACGGGGACAATTTTACATCTCAGGACGACAAGTACTGGAAACGTAACGCAGATGAGTGTACACGGTTAGGCATCCCGTTTGGAGCGTACATTTACAGCTATGCGACAAGTATGGCCCAGATCGAGAGTGAGGCACAGCATGTCCTCAGACTGGTAAAAGGGTATAAGCTGTCTTACCCGATCTATCTTGATTTAGAGCAGGCCGGTACTGAGTCTGGAGCTGTGGAGCGTGCTAAAAGGTTTGGAGATATCATCGAGGCTGCCGGCTACTGGTGTGGTATTTATGCAAATCTGAACTGGTGGAATAATTACCTTCCCGGACTGGACAGGTTTACCAAGTGGGTCGCTCAGTACAACAGCCAGTGCGAATATACGGGTGCAAACAAAGATATCTGGCAGTACAGCGATACAGGCCGGGTGGCCGGAATCGCAGGCGACGTGGATATGAATGAGTGCTACAGGGATTTCCCAAAGGAGATCCACGGCGGATCGACCAGCACAACCAAGCCCGCAACCAAACCAACCCCTTCCCCCGCGGCAAAGACGCACACAGTCCAGTCCGGAGAGACATTGTCTGGCATTGCGGCTAAGTACGGGACAACCTACCAGTCACTGGCAGCCATTAACGGCATCGATAATCCTAACCTGATCTATGCAGGACAGGTCCTTAAGCTGACCGGATCAGCGGCGGCATCGAAGACCTATACTGTCCAGAGCGGAGATACATTGTCAGGGATCGCGGCCAAATACGGGACCACCTACCAGCGTCTGGCTCAGGTCAACGGCATCAGCAACCCAAACGTGATCTATCCGGGTCAGGTGCTTAAGATCGGATAAAATACAATCCGTGAAACGTAACGTGGAATAGTGGACAAATGCCACGTTATGAATTATTATATCCGTATGAGGAGTGAATGCCATGATAGGAAATAACATAAGAAAACTACGTCTTAAGTACGAGTTGACACAAGAGGAGCTGGCCGCCAAATTGGGCGTGTCCCGATCAGCTATGGGGAACTATGAAAGAGAAACGCGGCAGCCGGATATAGACATGCTGATCAAGATGGCTGATACCTTTAATATCACCATTGATGAGCTTGTCGGAAGAAAAAGGAATTGCAAAAGCTATAATCATAGAGTATAATGTAAATAGTCGCACAGGATGGATGCTTCCTGCTGCGGAGTTGCCAGCAAATCCGGCAGCCGAGGATTGAAATAATAATGTTGTCAGTAAAGAAATGGCAATATAATGCGTATGCATTGCACTTTCACAGTCGCGCAGGATGGATGCTTCCTGTTGCGGTGTTGCCAGCGAATCCGGCAACCGAGGATTGAAATAACAGCATATTGAATATGCAGAGTGATGAATTACAGTCGCGCAGGATGGACGCTTCCTGTTGCGGTGTTGCCAGCAATCCGGCAACCGAGGATTGAAATAATAATATTTTTAATGTGGAATAGTGTAACACAATGCGTATGCATTACAGTCGCACAGGATGGATGCTTCCTGTTGTGGAGCCACTAGCAAATCCGGTGGCCAAGGATTGAAATAATAAGATATCGTGTAAAGAAAAAGAGCTGAATTTCAGCTCTTTTTTGTTACTCATGTTTATCATTTTTTCCGGCTCCGTAACAATCGTTGAAAGCGTCAACTAATTGTCCAAGTTCTCCCGGGGTTAGTTTATCAAACAAGCCCTCAGGTATCCAGCCATAACTGGTGCTGAATGAATCACCAAATCTGCCTATGCGGGAGGCTTTTTTCACCTGTTCGAGCTTATACATATCGCCGACTTCCTCTAGCGTCATATCTCCAGATTCAACGGCTTCACGTCCCTCTCTTGTTAAAATACTCAATACTGTTTCTTCACTTACTTCACCGATTCCATTAATTAACAT